ATGATCTCCGGGGCCTTCGTGGTGTTGCAGTACGGTGCGCTCGAAGGGACTCGAACCCCCAACCTTCTGATCCGTAGTCAGAAGAAATAGCCCGAACTGACTTGCGCCTCGTCAGATTTGCGGTGTACAGTCTCAAACATGCGAGCACACCTGAGAACAGGTGAGCAGTGATGGATACACCGATTGGATACACCCTTGGATCGCAGAAGGAGGCGGCTCTAAACCGCCCCTAGCAAGACAACGAGGGCCGGCCCGCGGGAACGGACCGACCCTCACGCCCCGCCCGTAAGTCAGTACAGGAGGAACAGAAGTGGACGTTACAACCACCCACCGACGTAGGAGGCCCGCGGCCTTCACCCACATCGGAGTGCTCGGCGGTCAGTGGACCGCGCACGACAGGAGAAGGAGGCGTCATGGCACGCATCACTCGGGGTAAGGGCGAAGGGGCACTGTTCCGCGTCCCCGCCGACACCAGCAAACCGCTGCAGTTCTGGCAGGCAGTCGTCGAACTCCCCCCACGCGAAGGGGTACGGCGGCGGAAGATCGTCCGGTCGAAGGACAAGCGCGTGGCGCTCACAAAGCTGCGGGACCTGCAGAAGGATCTCGCGAAAGTCGGCGACCTACCGACCGCATCACAGACTCTCGAGTCATGGATGCGGCACTGGTTCGACCACATTCACTCGAAGCGAGTCCGGCCGAAGACGATCGCCACCCAGCGCGGCATCATCGACAACCACATCATCCCTGCGATCGGGGGAACGCGACTCGACAAGCTTGAGCCGCTCCACGTCCGCCGCCTGCACGAAGCAATCACCGGCAAGGGGCTTTCCTCAACCACCGCGCTGCAAGCACACCGCATTCTCGGCACCGCTCTCCGCGACGCGGAACGGGAGGGAAGAGTCACACGCAACGTGACCACTCTCACCGACGCTCCCAAGCGAGCACGCACCGACCTTGCCGTCCTCGACCTCGACGACGGCATCCGCATCCTCCTAGAATCCGCACAACCCGGTGACCGTATGGGGTCACGGTGGGCAACCGCTCTCCTCACCGGAGCGCGCCAGGGCGAAGTGCTGGGCCTCGAAATTGACCGAGTCAGCGACCACCTCGACCTGTCGTGGCAGCTGCAGCGACTCACGTGGTCACACGGCTGCAACCCGAACAATCCTCGCCAGCCGACGTGCAACTGGAAGCGCGGCTCTGACTGCCCAAAGCGGCACCTCGAAGCGCCCGTCGATTGGGAACACCGCCATCTCACCGGAGGGCTGTGGCTGTCACGGCCGAAGTCCGCCGCAGGCTGGCGAGTAATCCCCCTCGTCCCTCCACTGCGAGAGATCATCGAACGCCGGATCGACACTGCCAGAAGGGAACCGAACCCTCACGGCCTCGTGTGGACCGCGGACCCAAAGCGTTCATCCACCGGCGAAGTTCTCCCCCTCGACGGCTCCCCCGTCGACCCGGGCACGGACAATCGTGCCTGGCACGCGCTCCTCGCCCGCGCTGGTGTGCACGACGCCCGTCTGCACGATGCCCGTCATACGACTGTCGACCTGCTCTACGAAGCCGAAGTGCCGGAAGCTGTCATTACCGAGATCGTCGGACACTCCACCATCGGCATGTCCCGCCGCTACCGCTCGCGCGGGAACCAGCGTGCGCTACGCGACGCCCTCACCAAGATGTCCGCCCTGCTGTCGCCAGGAGTTGTACCAGACCCGCCACAACCGACCGGAGACACCGAGCTCTAGCGCGATCCGCGCTGGGTCGTCAGTCCACTGCAACAAAGCAACCGCCTCGTCCTCGCTGACGAGGCGGTTTGCTGCGTACCGGTCGGCCTGCACTTCATGCTTGGGCCGGTCATCCGGGTGCCCGAGCGCTGCATGCGCCAGCCCGTGAGCGAGAGCTGACCTGTCGTGCACCCGCCGCAACCCGCTCCGCACCACGACGATGTTGTGCTCCGGCAGCCACAGTTCATGCGCGGTCCTGATGGGCCGGTGCAAGACGTTGACACCTAGCTCTTCAGCGTGTTGGTACGGGTCGTACATGCTCCCCCAGCCCCGTTGCAGTTAGTCGTACTGTTCGTCAGTGTCCATCTCGGGGTCACGGGTGGCTGCGTAAGGCAGCTGCTCGATCTCGTCGACGGTCATGTCCTCCACCTTCTTAGGGCGGAGGGGTGTCACATTGCCTGCAGCCTCTGACAGTTTCGCGGCCCGTGCGTCGGCAGCGTCGAGGATCTCCTGAGCCGAGATACCCAGGGCGCGAGCGATGTCGTAGAGCCGGCTGATCGGGATCTCTGCCTTCCCAGACACGAGCCGAGTCATGGTCGCGACCGAGAACCCTGCCCCCTCTGCGACTGCCCGCTTGTTGGTGCGTTCGCGGGCGATGATGCCCTCGATCACGTCAGCGGTCGCTTGGTTGATGAAGTCGTTCGGATCGGTCACCTCGTCACAGTACCGGAGCCGCGCGGCAAATTTGCGGATAAATTCCGCGTCCTCGCTTGTGCTCGTCAGATATGACGAGTAGCGTTGCAGACATGAGCAGGAGGACGAACCCCAAGGCGATCGGCCAGCACGTGAGTGCGCTGATCGCCGCTGGCGGTGCCAACGTGGCAACCGTCGCAGCAGCCGCCGACATGGACGCCCCCGGACTTCTCGCACGCCTCAACGGTGAATGCGAGTTCACGGTCCGGGAGCTAGCCCGTGTCGGCGGCTTTTTGCGTCTCAGCACCTCCGCGCTTCTCCCAGGAGGAACCGCGTGAACGACAAGACACCGGGCGACAAGCTCGCGTACACGATCGACAACCTCGCCCGCGCGGTGGACGTGTCCGACTGGACCATCCGCCAGGCGATCAACTCAGGCGACCTCATCCCGGTCTACCCGGGCAAGAAGAAGGCCCTGATCCCAAAGACGGAGGCCGAGCGCTGGCTGCACTCGCTTCCCACTGAAAGGCCCGAAGCCTCCTAGCTTTCGGCCCTCAGGTCTTCGCCCTCATCGGGGCGGTACTTGTCGCGATCGGAGCGCGGCACGCGACCCACCAGGAGTCCCCGTCACAGGCGGCGTTGATCGGTGGTGAGGCCCTCACGTACGGGGCGATTCGAGAACACAGACAAGCACTTGGTTGCGAGATACGCGGGATGCAACCCCAAGCCCCTACACGGCTGGGTCCCTTACGAGCAGCTAAACGGTGTGCCTCTTAGGAAGGCGCGGCCAGGTGCGTGCGTCCGGCAGGTATGTCCCTGCCGGCAGGCGGCAGCACCCGGTTCGACTCCGGCGCTGCCACATGGAACTAGTAGACATCCGCTACACCCCTTTTGATGCGACGGTCTCGCTTGAAGACCCCGCTTTTCAGGCGTTCCGAGCCGTGGCTTGGGCGCATCCAACGTGGCTTGGCATCGTGAACGATGAGTTCCGGCAAGCAGTCGGCCAAGCAGCTACCCGTGACAGAAGGCACCGCGTGTCGGTCGTCTACTTCGTTCAACAGGGCAACTCCGGGCCGATCAAGATCGGCTGCACCCGCAATCTCAAGAGCCGGGTGAATTCGTTGCAGACATCATCGGCCGAGCCCCTCAATGTGCTCGGGACGGTGCCTGGAGGGTTTGAGCTCGAGCGCCAGATGCATGAGGCCCTCAGCCCGCATCGCCTGAGCGGCGAGTGGTTCGCCCCGACCCCGAAGGTGCTCCGCCTCATCAAGAAGCAGCTGGCGCTCCCGACGTCCGTTTAACCACCACAGCCCCCGAGTCGTTTCCGGGATCGCGTGCGTTCGAGCCGCACCGGGGGCACCAAGCGGTCAGTTAGTTCGCCCGAAGCCCTAACTGGCCGCTTCACCACATCCACATGCAATCGAAGGAGACGGACATGGAACTTATGACCTCCACCGTGGGCAGGCACCGCGGCTACATCACCACAGCTCGTGAGGCGGAAGACCTCGAGCACCTGCGTTTCGTGCTCACCGGTCTGGCGACGCCGGGTGCTGGACGACACAAGGAGGTGTCCGCATGACTCTCACCCACGCCAGACGCACTGACCCGTCCGAGTCGTCTGCCGCGTTCGACGCTGATCAGGCACGTGTCGTCGTGGAAGCCGTGAGTTGGCTCTACACGCTTGGTCCGGCGTCGGATGAGCAGATCGTCAACCGGTACGTGGACCACTTGGACAGTCACCCGTCGTGGCCGATGTGTGCAGCTGAGTCGGTCCGTAAGCGTTGCTCCGATGCGCGCAGGCTGGACAAGCGGATCCAGAAGGTTGGGACGATGCAGTCGACGCACGGGAAGACCGTCGGCGTCTACGGGTTCGTTGAGGTGACGTCATGACGAGCGCAATCACCCCGCATGACCTCCGCACGGAAGACCCACGTGTCGCAGCGTTGAAGGCGTCGACTCGTGCTGCTGCGGCGGCAACGATCAGCCGCCACCTGGACGGCGACTGCGACGACCTGATGAAGATGCTGAAGCTCGAGGAGGTGGCCGCATGAACGACTTCGGTCAAGCTGCCGTCATCACAGCGGTTTTCCTTGTGTGGTTCGGCTTACTCGGCGGTGGACTTGTAATCGCCGCGACTGCTGATCGTGCATGGATGCGAGGAATTGGTATCGCCATGATGGTCCTCTTCTTTGCGTTTTGGGTATTCACCTTCGCACTCAAGTCGGTGAACGCATGAGCCGTCTCGACGCGGTCGCTCTCGTCGCCGCCACCTGGGTTGCCGGACTCCTCGTCTGCGGTGCCCTCATCTTCGCCGTCATCGGAATCGGAGGAACCACATCATGACCGCAGCAATCGTCATGCATCGATCACGCCAGCCTCAGACTCGTCGTTACATCGAACGGGAGTGGTCCGCAGACGATGAATGGTTCGGCTTGGACGAGCCTGCTGATGGCGCGTCCGAGCTCTGGTCTCGTGTCGCTGAGGGCCGCAAGCAGGTGTGGTCATGAGAGCCCCACTTGCTCTCCTCGCTCTCGCAGCAGCCGTGTTCGTCACGCAACTGTTCCTCCCCGCCGCAGTGAACGGGGCCACACTCCTCGCCGCTGTTTGCGCGTTGTGGGGGGTCGCGATCATCTGCAACCGGGTTGACGAAAGGAAAGGACGACGATGAGTGAGATTCAGCAAGCCCGTGACGAACAACTCAGCGCAGGGTATGCGGCGGTGTGGGCCAGCGGATTGCTCACGATGGACGTGTACACGAACGCTCGGATATGGCGTGCGGTGGAAACCGCACTGAATGCCGCCGTCCCCGCTGCCGACGAGCGCATGACGTCGTGATCACCTACGCCGACGACAAGGTCGTCATCTGCGGACCGGGGCCGACCAGGGTCATTCGCGACGAGAAAGATGGCCAGGATCGCTGGTGCTTCAAGTGTCGCAAGCGCCGTGAGTTCCGGTTCATTGTCACCACGGCCGTCGACTGGGAGCACGACTACTACGGCCCCAGCGGATCCATCCATTGCGCCGTCTGCCACCTCACCGACGGCGACTGCTTCCCCGGCAGGTACCGCATGTGGGGCGAGGAGTGACCGTCCACGGCCCCCTCTGCGGCTGCAGCGTCTGCTGGACCACCGCCGACATGGACGATGACCGCGACGGGAAAGCCATCACCCGCGCCGCCGAGTGGGACCACTTAGACACCTGCGACTAACCACCGCACACGCAGCAAAATCACTTTGCAGTACGACAGGAGAAGACGATGAGCGACACAGCGGCGACCGCCGAGGTTGACTGGAAGTACATGGCGTGGACGCAGTCGCTTGCGGCTGGGCGCGCCTGGGATGCCGGGTACGCGGCCGCGAAAGAGCAGTACGGCGGGTTCAGCATCGACCTCGACAAGATGGCACAGGCGCTGGCTGATGCAGACAAGCTTACGTACGGCTCTCGCTCCGTGCTCAGTGACGCTGTCGAGTACCGCGACCTTGCTCGTGCCGCGCTCGACTACATCGAAAAGCAGGCCGACGCATAAGTCTTCGAGGGCCGGCCCGCGGCAACGGACCGGCCCTCAGCCCCACTTCTCACGCGCCCTCTGAGCGCGCCAATCACCATGCCCAGGAGGCAGCACATGCCAACCGAAATCCACGAGTACATCTGCGACAGATGCGGGGTGCCGTACACGTCGTACAGCGCTGCCGAAGAATGCGAAGAAAGCCATTTGGGAGACGGACGATGAGCGCATTGGCCGAGCAATATAACGATGAACTCGTACGACGACTGCGAGCGGAGCGCGTTCTCCGAGAAGTTGATCGCATCGTGTCTGACCCAGGACTGTGGTCTGCGTTCAATGTCCGTCGCCTTGAGCTGCAAAGCGTCCTCGCCTCATGGAAGAAGGAACAGACGGAGGCCTCCGCATGACCGCTCTGACGATCCACATGGATGTGGAACAAGGCTCAGACCAGTGGCTGCAACTCAGGTGCGGCATCCTCACCGCATCCACCATCGGGAAACTCATCACGCCGACGCTGAAAGTCGCAGACAACGACACGTCACGTGGCGTCATGCAGACCCTCATCGCGGAACGGATTAGCGGCCACGTCGAATACTCGCATCCGTCGTTCGACATGCAACGCGGAACGATGGATGAGCCGTATGCGCGGGAACTGTACGAACAGCACCACGCACCGGTCAACGAGATCGGATTCGCAACACTCAACGTCGGCGGGCACCTGCTCGGAGCATCACCTGACGGACTCGTTGACGTAGATGGCGGTATCGAGATCAAGTCCCGCGCCCCGAAGACGCAACTCCGCACGTTCCTCGACGATCGTGTGCCCACCGAGAACCTCGCGCAGATCCACGCCTGCATGTTCGTCCTCGACCGTGAGTGGTGGGACTACGTGTCCTACGCAGGTGGCTGGCCCCTCTACGTCAAGCGTGTTCACCGTGACGAGAAGTGGGACGACGTCATCCGAGCCGCACTGCAGTCCTACGAACAGACCGCCGCCGACACCATCCGCGGCTACGAGCTCATCGCAGCAGGACGGCCCGTCGCTGAGCGCGTCGACCACTGGGCTGACGAGGAGATCCGTATCTGATGGCGGAAACATGCAACTACGGCACCTGCCTCATGCCACGGGGCAAAGCTCTCGGGCTTTGCAACGCGCACTATGCGCGGCAGCGGCTTGGGCGACCAATGGAAGCGGCAGTACGAAATGCGCACGCCACTGATCACGAACGCTTCTGGTCGAAAGTCGACAAGGGGGGCGACTGCTGGCTTTGGCAAGGCGCGAAGGTCCGCGGCTATGGGATCTTTCGCCTCAACAGCCGCGACCGCGTCGCACACCGCGTTGCGTACATGCTTCAACCGCAGCTGCGTGAACCCCGCCCATCTGCGGCTGCTCGATCACCAGAAGAACGGCCAGAACCGATCTAGCGCTAATAGCAACAGCAAGACCGGAGTCCGTGGCGTCTACTGGAACGAGGCGCGCAAGGGTTACCTGGCCGCGGCGTCAGTACGCGACCGAATCTACCGGATGGGGCCGTTCCCGACTATCGAAGAAGCCGAAGCGGCGATCGTCGCTTGGCGCAGAGAGAACATGCCCGTCTCGATCCATGACCAACGAAAGGCGGTGTGAGGCATGGACCTTACCCAGAGCATTGAACCGAACAGCTCACAGGTCAACGCGGATGACCTCATTGCTGCACCTCGCACGGTCACCATCACGGACGTGGAGGCAGGATCAGTGGAGCAGCCCGTGTTCGTGCACCTGGCCGAAGTACCCGGACGCACCTGGCGACCTTCCAAATCAATGAGGAGAGTCCTGGTCGCCGCATGGGGACCGGAAGCGTCGAACTACGTCGGCCGGCGAGTGACCCTCGTGCGCAACCCCGACATCATGTTCGGCCGCGAGAAGGTGGGCGGCATCGAGGTGTCACACCTGAGCCACATCGACAAGCCGCTCACTGTCGCGCTCACGGCCACACGAGGCAAGCGGAAGAACTTCACCGTGCACCCGCTCCCTGACGTCGCACCCGTGCAGCAGCGTGACTGGCTGGCCGACCTCGCCCCCATCGCCGGCAACCCCGTCGCGATCCGTGAACTCGGCCGCACCGCACAAGCCGCAGGAGCAGACGGAGCAACCATCGCAGCGATCAGGGCAGCACTCACCGAAGCGGAGACGAACCATGAGCCGCAGTAAGCAGAAGGGCACCGCCTTCGAACGCGCCATCGCCGACTACCTCAAAAGCGCGATGGCGGATGACCGGATAGACCGGGCACCACTGCACGGAAAGAACGACGTCGGAGACATCTCCGGCGTCGTTTCTCCTTTCGGCCGCATCGTCCTCGAGCTGAAGAACCACAACCGGCAGGAACTCGCTGTGTGGGTCGACGAAGCCGAAACGGAACGCGGCAACGCTGACGCCCTCGTTGGAGTCGTCGTCCACAAGAGACGCGGCAAAGGGTGGCCCGGCGACCAGTACGTCACGTTGACAGTCGACGGGCTCGTGAAGCTCCTCGGCGGACCGATCGGAGAGAACGATGCCGTTTGAACCGCTGCAAACCATCATCGACCGTGTTGACAACGCGATCGAGAAACGCACCGACTCTGTCACGCCACCGTTCACCGCAACCACCATCACACTCCGCATCGACGACGTCCAACGACTCGTCCACGCAGCTATCTGGGGGGACGACACATGACTCCGCGTCTCACTCCCGGCGCATGGCTACGACGCGTCACGGACCGGTGGGAACTCGTCAACGTCACCACCGTCACACCATCCGGCACCGTCCTCCTGCAACTCCTCGACGGCACCCGCACAAGCACCACCATCGGCTACCTACGCGACAGGTTCGAACGAGCGGACGACAGGGCATGAGCCGAGCAATGGGTTCGCATCAGTCAGCACGAGCGGTCACAACCACATGGTTGACGCCGCCCGAGATCATCGAAGCGCTCGGACCGTTCGACATGGATCCGTGCGCTGCACCCTCACCGCGCCCGTGGCCGACAGCGGCACGGCACGTTGAGCTCCCGGAAGACGGCCTTGCTGTCGAGTGGGCCGGCCGGGTCTGGCTGAACCCGCCGTACTCGTTCGAGGCATGGAAGTGGTTGGCAAAGCTCGCTAACCACGGCGACGGGATCGCACTCGTCTTCGCCCGCACCGAGACAGCCGGCTTCGTCGAACAGGTCTGGGGCAAGGCAACCGCAGTGCGCTTCCTTCACGGACGCCTGTTCTTCCACCGACCCGACGGGGAACGCGCCGCCGCTAACAGCGGTGCACCATCCGTGCTGGTTGCTTACGGCGCAGGCGCTGCCGAGCGCCTCCGCACCTGCACACTACCGGGCACGTTCCTCTCGTTGGAGGCAGCCGCATGAGCAGCATCGAGACCGGCGACTGGATGGTGTCGAAAACGAACCCGTCCGTCTACCTCGAAGTCGTCGACACCACACCAGACGGCGGCGTCACCGTACTCCTCGACGGGATACGCATCAACACCACCAAGCAATACCTACTCGCTCAGTGGTGCCACCTCGAGGGGGACGCATGAATGACACAAGGGAAGGAGGTAACGCATGCCCTGGATGAAAGTAGACGACGGCCTCCACTCCGCCCGGAAAGTCATCCGCATCCCCCGACAGCGACGCATGTCAGCGATGGGCTTGTGGGTCATGGCCGCCACCTGGTGCGCCGACAACCTCACCGACGGGCTCATCGAAGACCACGAAGTCGATGAGCTCGGCGGCACCGAAGAGGAAGCGGCGGCACTCGTCGCATGCGGGTTGTGGCTGCGGACTGACAACGGCTACCAGTTCCACGACTGGACCGACTACCAGCCAACCCGTGAGGAGATCCTGACCAAACGGGAGCAGGACCGAAGACGGAAAGCCAAGTGGAGAGAGTCACACCGTGACTCCGATGGGACATTCGCGTCCGTCCCACCGGACGAAGAGCGGAGTCACACCACCCCCGACCCGACCCGACCCGACCCGACCCGACCTTCTTCTAAAGAAGAAGAGGGCACACCGCGCAAGCGCGGCCACCGCATCCCTGACGACTTCACCGTGACGGCAGACATGGTCGCCTGGTCCAGGGAGAAAGCCCCAGCAGTGGACGGCAAACGGGCCACAGAGATGTTCATCAACCACTGGCAGTCAGCGAGTGGACGCACAGCGACGAAGACGGACTGGTCGAAGGCATGGCGCAACTGGCTGCTGTCCGACCAGCAACGCGCTGAGGAACGCGGGTGGAAGCCCAACGAGAGATCGGAGAGGAAGGTGTTCACCCCACATGACGACTGACCTAGTCGAACAAGCCGAGCTGGCCGTCCTCGGCGCAGTCATCGCAACCGGTGGCAAGGCACTCGACGACCTCGCGCTACACGGCGACGACTTCCACCAACTGTCCTACGGGAACCTGTTCGACCGCATGCGCGCCATGCACGAGAACGGCGAACACATCGACACGTTGACGATGATGCGCGCACTGCCCACGCAGGACGTGCTCATCGCATCGCTCTCCGACCACACCCCGTTCGCGTCCGCGTACCAGTCCTACGCAGACATCGTCGCCGCACACGGCATGCGACGGAAGCTCCTTGCAGCGACTGAGAGCATCCGCACCATCGGCGTCACCGATGTGTCGGCCGCGGACATGGTCGAGCTCGCCCGGCAGATCCTCGATGAAGTAGCCGGCGCACCAGCATCCCGGGTCAGGTTCGTGCGAGACATCATTCCCGACGTCATCCAGAGGATGACGGAGCGCACCACGTTCGTGCCATCCCCGTGGCCCACCTTGAACCGGGCGATCGGCGGGTTCCGTCCAGGAGCTGTGTACGTCGTCGCCGCCCGACCTGGTATGGGCAAAACGGTTGTCGCCGCGCAGGTGGCGGCTGCACTCGCGAACCACGGTCCGGTCGCGTTCTCGTCGCTCGAGATGTCCGAAGACGACTTGGTGTCCCGGCTCATCTCGGAACGCTTGTCGATCATGGTCGGGAAGGTGAAAGACAACCGCATGACCGACCACGACTGGGGGCTGTTCCACGGCAGGAGAGCGGAACTCGACGCGTTGAACATCGCCATCGACGACCGGTCGAACATCAGCGCAGGCGACGTCCGATCGTTCGCGCGGTCCGTGTCACGACACGGGAAACTCGCCGGCATCGTCGTCGACTACCTGCAGCTCATGACGTCCCGCACCAAACAGGACCGGCACCTGCAAGTCGCTGAGTTCAGCCGACAGTTGAAGATCCTCGCGAAAGACATGCACGTCCCCGTCATCGCACTGTCTCAGCTGAACCGGCAATCCGAGTCACGAGCCGACAACCTGCCGAAACTGTCGGACCTTCGCGAGTCAGGGGCAATCGAGCAGGACGCGGACGTCGTCATGCTGCTCCGCCGCGAAGGCGACGGGCACACGGAAGAACTCATCATCGACGTGGCGAAGAACCGTCACGGCGAAACCGGAGACGTGCACCTTGCATGGCAGGGCGAGTTCTCCCGAGCAGTGGAGTGGAACTGATGGAACTCATCGCCAAGTCCCTCGCCGAAATCCTCAGCGAGGAGGACCCCGAACCGCAGCGTGCACCGATCCGCAACCGGGAACCACGCGCCCGTCTCGGCGGTCACAAGTGGCACCTGATCTACGAACGTGACGGCGGGGCCTGCTGGATGTGCGGCCACCACGTCGACAAGGGCACCGGGGAAGTCGACCACCTGCAACCACGGTCCTCGTTCACGCCCGACCAACTCCGCCGCGCAGACCGATCCGACAACCTGCGCACCGCATGCGTCGACTGCAATCAGCAGAAGTCGAACTACGTGTACGCGTGGGCCCCCGAAACCATCGGAGTCACGGCGATGTGTTGGGACTGCCAACACCCCGAAAGCACGGAATACGTCGAGATGACAGTGCCGGCGTACTGCGGACGGTGCGGACACACATGGGTACCCAACGAGTCCTGGCTGCTATGAGCGCCGACTGGGACACGTTCATAGCCGCCCTCAACGTCGACGAGCTCGAGCAGGAACGAGCACGTATCCACGGGCCGCTACATCACGAACGGCCGGGCTCGCCGCAGGACCGGGACATGCGTTACGCCCACGACTGGCTGAAGTACCAACGCCGCCTCACCGCTGCGACTGCTGCCGACATCCGTGAGCAGCGGGCAGTCCGGTTGCAGGAAGCGGACGCTGACCGGTTCATCGCAGCCCGGAAGAACGCTGCAGCGATGCACACCTACGAACGCCGCAACCAAGCGGCATTGCACGACTACCAGAGGAGAACAGCAGCATGAGCAAGGCAACGATCACCGTCGAGGGTTTCGTCACGAAGGACCCGGAGATGCGTCAGGCCGGCGGGAAGAACGTCGTCGCGGTAGACATCGCGCACACACCCCGCAAGAAGGAAGGCGACCAGTGGGTGGATGCGGGCGACACGATCTGGTTCCAGGCGTCGTTCTGGGAACGTGACGCTCAGCCGGTCATGGACGCGGTGCGGAAGGGAACACTCGTCACCGTCTCCGGGAACGTGGAAGTGAACGCGTACCTGAAGAACAGTGGCGAACCGTCCGCGTCGATCCGCATCAAGGGGGCGACGCTCGGCATCATCCCCAGGGAGGCACAGGCAGGCCGTCAGAGCACGAACGGTACAGCCTCCGCTGCATGGGACGCCCCAGTGAAGAACGGGCCGGAGACGGGCGGACAGCAGAACTGGGCATCCGGCACCAGCACGTTCAACGACGAGACGCCCTGGTGAACGCGATGACACTCGAACAGACCCTCACCTCCTGGTACACGGACGAAGCTCGCGGCACACACCTCGACTTCGACGACCTGCCCTCGCTCGTCAAGCGGATCGAAGCGCACTACGCGTCCGTGCAGCCGCCGACGCGCGAGCAGATCGCGCATCTGCCAGATGACGCGCGCATGGAGGCGTACTACTACGACTTCGAGCACACCGGCGTCGGGTTCATCGACGCGATCCTCTCGGCTGTCGCGATCGCTGGGAAGGGGTCGCATCACACTCAGTCATGGGGTGACGAAAACGAGGACGGCTACTACCGAGAGCGCCCAGGGCTGCCCGACGCGGACAGTGCGGTCGACCTGATCCAGAAGGCAGCGCAGCAGGCTGCCGACGCCGTGCTCGCCCTGTTCCCGCAGCCGGGACCGAGCGCCGAGCAGCCCGTCACCGATCGGGTCGAGCGGGAGTTGGAGTACCGCGTCCGGACCGCCATTGCTCGATGGGAAGCGGCGGACCATGACGGCCGCGACACCTCTGCGGTGGTGAACGAGGAGGTGCGCGGGGGACGCGCGGCCGTACGCGCCTACCTCGCTCCGTCCCCCCGGACCGCCGAGCCGGTGAGCATCGCCGCCATCCACGCCGCCTACGCCGAGTTCCAGTCCACCCATGACCTGCACGAGCTCGCCCGGGCGGTCGGGAACATCCTCGGAGCCGCTGATGAGTGACCGCTGCCCCATCTGCGGCGACACATGCGGGCTCCGTGAGTTCCAGGAGGACACAGGTGACTGACGCTGACCTTATCCGCAAAGCAATGCTCGACCAGGCGTCAGGCATCGACGGGCTAGAACCGGTTGGTTCTAGCCCGTCCCCCATTCACCGATACCCGCACTGGCCGACACACGACGTCGGCTACGAGGAGGACGAACAGTGACCCGCAAACTCACCACTCAGGACCAGCCCGAGACCCACATCGAGTACCGGCTAAAGGTCACCCTGGCCCACGACGTCGGGAGCGGCCTCAAGGCCGGCGACGAGTTCGAACCCATCGACCCGACGACGGACCGAACGGACCTCGAGTACACCCGTGGCTACTACATCGGCCAAGGCCACGACGCGACCGTGCAACACCGCCGCACCACGACCACGCACACCCCATGGGAGGACGCATGACTGACAACCGCCTCCTCGACGCTGTCGACGCGCTCACCAAACCGACCGTCGACAACGTCAAGCAGACCACCGACGACGGCACCTACATCCGCACCGTCCCCGTCGAACACCCGCCACTGTTGCAGCAGTTGGCAGATGCTGTGCTTCCATCCGGCAGTAACGACCACGGCGGGCAGTCCGCATCCGCCTCATCACGTAACGTCCTCGACAGCACCGCCCTTTACGACCTGCTGCTCATCCAGAAGCAGCTACTCGACATGTGCTCCTGGGTCAACATCGTCGGGGACAGACGTGACCTGCCCTGCACTCTCCGCAAGTGGTACGCCGCCTACATCGGACGAGCGGACTTCGACAGCGAACAGTGGTACCTCGGACAGCTACGTCGATGGGCTGACCAGATCCGCGCCCGCACAGAACCGCCCAAGACGTTCGAAGCCGGCTACCCATGCCCCATCTGCGGACCAACACCCTGGGTTGACACCGACGGCGAACGGCACCCCAACATGCTCATCGTCGAATACCCACGCCACGAACCCGACCTCACCCGAGCACGCACCATCTGCAAGAACCCCAACTGCAAAGCCGAATGGGTTGGTGTCGGAGCGATCGCGGAACTCGGCGACGAACTCAAAGAACGAGAGGTAACAGCATGAACGAGAATCACGTTCCAACATGCGAGCAAATCGCGGAAGCGCGCGGTCTCCTCCTCGGCTTGGCGCACCGCGAATCTTCGGCGGATGTGCCTGTCGTGGAGATCAAGCAGACCGTCTACGCCGTGCTCGCCCTGTTCCCGCGGCCGGCCCCGAACGCCGCGTCGAGCGACCACGAGTCGGTGTCGCCGGTCGACGGCACAACGTGGGTGCAGCGCAACGACGGCTGGCAGCACGTCGACGTCCTCGACCGCGAGGTCCGTCTACGCCGGTCACCCTTTCACGGCCTCATGGTCGGTGTGGACGGGCACTGGGCGTACGTCGGCGACGACGAAGCCCGGATGCGCGACTACCTCAATCCCGAGAGCGACCAAACCGCACCGCAGGAGGAGATCACCATGAACAGCAATGGCTACATCGCACCCCAGACCGAGGATGAGCAGTCCGAGGAGGACCGTGAAGCGCTCGATCAGTACGGCGGCCCGACCGAGCTCGATTCCCACGACCTGCCGGACGACTACGAGATTGAGGGCGACCGTGGCTGAGCCGACGACGCACGAGCAGCAGTGGCGTGTAGTCGCGGACAGGGACAAGGGCGACGACATGACGGTCCCAACCCAGCAAGGCGATCGGTTGACCTGGGAGTGGACTAACAAGCACGTGATCGGGGGCACTCGCCACGACGAACTGGTCCGAATCGAGCGTCCGGCCACTCTCGGGAACTGCCACTGTTCCCCGACCGAGCCAATGCCCGAATGCCACCTACATGGCAGGGGCGCGGAAGAACGACGCCAGATCGACTTGTCCACCGCTGAGCCGCCCCGCATCGAGGACATGGCACCGGGGACGACGTTCACGGGGGACCGACCCAAGGGGCACCTCGTCGCTGAGGGTGGACAGATCGTACGCCGCCACGGCAGGCGGTTCATGAAGCTCGTATTCCTTGCTGACTCCGAATTAGTGAACGACAGAGGTGAACTGGTTGACGCAGACGAGATCGACCCGTCCACGATCCGCGACGTCACCCCGCCAATCGCATAACTCGACACGCCGATGAAAAGGAGGATGCGGACACCGCAACCATGTGACACAATAGGCCTGCCTCGATGAACGACGTCCAAAGGCAGCAACCACACGGTCGACACCCACACAGGTGCCGGCCGTTTCTCGTTGGCCCACGCATATGTGAGGCGTGACCAACACAGTGCCCCGAGGAGCGGATCGGGTTCAAAGCATCCACCACGAGGATGCGCACTACACACGGTGGTCAGCCCACCCGCAGCCCACCGATGCCTGCGACAACAACCATCGGTCCTCTTCTCCGACCCGCCGGTCACACCAACACAGCAACGCCGCCACCAACGCGCACAACAGCGCGAACGCTGGCCGCAAGCACACCACGTGCGGCGCTGAGTCGGAGAACCACTTCAGGCCGAGACCCCGAGGGAAGCCGCGCTGGCATGCGGACCCCGGACGAGACCGGCCGACCACGTCAAGGAGGCAGCGCATGCTCGGACTCGCGATCATCATCGCCCACCTCCTGGGCGATTACCTCCTGCAGACCGACAGCATGGCGCAGCGGAAGACGGCGTCATGGCGGTGGGCGCTCACGCATGCTGCCATGTATTCGGTGCCTCACGCTGTGCTGCTGTTCTTGCTGCTCGGCGGCTTCGGTTGGCACTGGCTCGTCGCCGTGTTGATCATTGGCAGCACGCACGCCGTCATCGACCGGTACCGCCTCGCGAAGCACGTCATCTGGGCGCTCAACCACACGCTTCCGCACGACCATCGTGACGAGTACACCTGGGCCGAGGCCTCCGATAACGCCGGCTACTCCCCGTCTTCTCCGGTGTGGATGAAGACCTGGCTCATGATCATCGTCGACAACACCATCCACCTGACGATCAATGCAGGCACGATCGCGGTACTGCTGTGGATGATGAACTGAGCGCACACCGAGTCAGATCCAACCGATGGCCCGAACCCATTGGCTACGACGGACACGCTGCACCGCTGTACCCATGGCAGCAGACACCGACCGCGCCACTCCTAGCCGCTGTTGACACCCTGTACGAACCGCTCGAGGACAAGCAATGAGCAGTCACCACCGCAACACCAAGCAACGCGACGCCGACCGTGCACGCATCCGCAACACAGCAGCCGCCTGCCACATCTGCGGCCAGGCCATCGACTACACGCTGCCACACACCAACCCACGATCCTTCGTCGTCGACCACGTCATCCCACTCGCCAAAGACGGACCAGACACCATCGACAACAAAGCAGCAGCACACCGCGACTGCAACAGCACCAAGAGAGCCCGCCTCATCGCACCCATCGTGTGCCGCAGCGGGTCACTGCAACGCTGAACCGGGTTGGTACAAGCCACTTGTACCAACCCAGGTGTTGGTACAAGATGGGGGGAATACCCCCCTTTGTACCAACCCGACGGACCTCCGGGGATAGGCGCGTTCTCCCTCCGCCATTTTTTCCACTGAACTTGTACCAACCCTGAGGGCTTGTACCAACCCGGCAGGAGGTGATCGTGATGGCTGATCGGAGGCTGCGCGCGGTCACTGCTGCGGATGTTCCGGTGCGTGCGAAGTCGGTGTCGGAGGCGGCGAAGTCGGGGACGGTCCGTGAGCTTCTCGAGGCGACGCGTGATCGTATCGCTGTCGCGGTGGAGAACCCGAACACCCCTGCACGTGATCTCGCGGCGCTAACGAAGCGGCTGCTTGAGACGGTGCGGGAGATCGAGGCGTTGGACGCCCGGGAGGACGCGGACAATGCCAGCAGCGCAGCAGACGCCGTCCAGGACGGGCTCTTCGACGCTTCGGCTGTCTGAGTACGCGAAGAAGTTCACGTTTCCGGCTGGGATCACGAAGACGGTGTGGCCGCGGGTTGAAGCGAAGGGCGCGGAGCTCGGGCTGGGTTTCGACTGGTGGCAGGCGCAGGCCGGCACGGTGTGTCTCGGCTACGGCGAGGACGGGAAGTACGTCGCCACGGTCGGTGGTGTCGGCATGTCGATCCCACGTCAGGTCGGGAAGACGTACTTCGTCCTCGCGATGCTTGTGGTGCTGTGCATCCTGTTCCCTGGGCTGCAGGTCATCTGGACTGCGCATCACCTGAGCACGTCGACGAAGACGTTCACGTCGCTGCGGGGAATCTGCAGGCGGAAGAAGGTCGCCCCGCACGTCCGGGCGCTGCGAGCGGCGAACGGTGAGCAGCAGGCGGAGTTCCGGAACGGATCGAAGATCATGTTCGGGTCTCGCGCCCGTGGGTTCGGTCGCGGGTTCGACGAGATCGACGTCGAGGTGTTCGACGAGGCGCAGATCCTTGACACGAAGTCGCTCGAGGACATGGTTGCCGCGACGAACCAGGCCCGTCACGAGCATGGGGCGCTCCTACTGTTCATGGGGACGCCGCCTCGAGCGTCGGACCCGTCGCAGGCGTTCCGTCAGCGGCGGGATGAAGCGCTCACGGGTGAGGCTGAGGACGCCATCTGGTTGGAGATCGCGGCGGACCCGGATTCGGATCCGAACGATGAAGCGCAGTGGGCTGTGATGAACCCGTCGTACCCGTTGCGGACGCCGCGGGAGTCGTTGCTGCGGCTGCGGAAGAACTTGAAGGACGACGACTCCTGGAACCGGGAGGGTCGCGGCATCTGGGATCCGAAGAACGACGCGCTTGTCATCGACGAGTTGTCGTGGGGTGCTGTGAAGGATGCTGCGTCGATGGCCGTGGAGCGGTTGACGTTGGCGATCGATGTTCCGCCGGATCGTTCCGTGGCCGCTGTGGCGCTGTCGGGCCGCCGTCCTGACGGGCTGTGGCATGTCGAGCTCGATGAGCAGCGCAAGGGCGTCGACTGGGTCATCCCGTGGGTGGTGCAGGCGGCGGACAAGAACCAGCTGCATGCGGTCGTCGTCGATGAGCTCGCCGGCCTGACGGAGAAACGCCGGGACGGGCACTACCTGATCGGTACGGACGTCGAGGTGACGCTCGCAGCAGCGGAGGGACGTGACATGGCGATCGCCTGCGCGAAGTTCTTCGACTCGGTGATGGACGGTTCGGTGCGGCACACGGATCAGCCGCAGGTGAACGTGGCTCTGTCGGTGGCGCGGAAGCGTCCCGTGGGTGCGGCGTGGGCGTGGAACCGGAAGGACGCCGCGTCGGACATCACTCCGATCGTGGCAGAGACACTCGCCCTGTGGGGCGCTCAGAACGACAACGTGCAGGTGCCAACGTGGCGTCGCACTGGAACCAGGACGGCGGTGGTCATGTGAGCACGACCATCGAGAAGCTGACCGTTCCTGGCCTCACCGATGACGAAACCGTCACCCTGAACCTGCTCGTGCAGCAGCTCGCGGACAAGCAGCGCCGCAACCAGATGCGCTCCAACCTGTACGACGGCCGGAACGCTGTCCGCCAGGTCGGCGGCGTCATCCCCCCGCAGTACGCGGACCTGGCGCTGGTCCTGGGGTGGGTCGCGAAGGGCGTCGACGGTCTCGACAACCGTTGCACCCTCGAGAAGATGGTGTGGACGGGCGGGGACCTCGACGCGCTCGGCATGCAGCAGCTTGAGGACAGCAACTACCTGCTGTCGGAGCTCGCTATGGCGCGCACGGACAGCCTGATCCATGGTGTCTCGTACCTGGTGACGACGCGTGGTGTTGAGGCTGACGGTGAACCGCCGGTGCTCGTGCATGCACGCGACGCACTGCATGCCAGCGGCGAGTGGAACACCCGCCGACGCGCGCTCGACGCGCTCCTGTCGGTGACGAGCTGGGACGACGACCGGATCACCGGGTTCGTGCTCTACCTCGACAACATGACGATCAACGCGTCGAAGACCGCGGGCACGTGGACGGTCGACCGGTCGGAGCACACGTTCGGTGTGCCAGCCGATCCGCTCGTGTACCGACCCCGCGGGTCGCGTCGCATGGGCCGTTCGCGGATCAGCCGGCCGGCCATCAGCATCCAGAACTCGGCACTCCGTGCTCTGGTCCGCGCTGAGGCGCACATGGACATCTACGCCATCCCGAAGATGATTCTGCTCGGCGGGTCGGATGCGATGTTCAAGAACCCGGACGGCTCCACGAAGGCGTCGTGGGAAGTCGTCATGGGCCGTGTGTTCGGCATCCCCGACGACGACAACCCGAAGAACCCGACCCCTCGCGCTGACGTGAAGACGGTGAACGCCGAGTCCCCAGCGCCGCACCACGCGCAGTTGAACGTGCAGGCGAAACTCATCGCCCGCGAGTTCGACCTCCCGGACCAGGACTTCGCCCTCACCGACATGGCGAACCCCACGTCGGAGGGCTCGTACGTTCAGGGCCGCGACTCGTTGGTTGCGGAGGCGGAGAACGCCACGGGAGCGTGGTCTATCCCGATCCGCAGGCGGGTGGCAGCCGCGCTCGCCATGCAGAACGGCTTGACCGCCGTCCCTGAGTCGTGGAAGAGCATGCAGCCGAAGTGGCGGTCGCCGCTGTACTTGTCGAAGTCGCAGGCGGCAGCTGCGGGCTCGCAGCAGTTGTCCGCGGTGCCATGGCTCGCAGAGACCGAGGTTGGCCTCGAGCTCCTCGGTCTCGATGAGCAGCAGATCCAGCGCGCGCTCGTTGAGAAGCGGCGCGACGCCGGACGCGCGGTCATCGCTGCACTCGCCAACCGTGCGCCGGCACAGCCGCCGCAGGCGAATGCCGTCGGCGCGTGAGCAGCGGGCGACGCTGCAACTGCTGACCGCCGCTGCTGTCGAGGACGCTCAGTCGTTCCTCGCCGGCACGGTGGGATCACCGGAGCAGCGTCGCTTGCAGATGCTCGACACGGTGCCAAGCCTCATCGGCTACTACGCGGACGGGTCGTCTGCGTTGGCGGCGGACTTCTACGAGGAGTCCCGCGAAGCCGCCGCCGTCCGGTCGGTGTTCCAGGTGGTGCCGGTCGTCGCTGATCGCACGGTGAAGATCCGCCGGGGAATCGCGTGGGCCGCCGAACCCCTCTTCGGGGACGTCGATGCGGATCCGGCGGAACGGCTCGCTGAGGTGGTGCAGCTCGAGTCGGCCCGACCGTACCGGGACACGATCCTCTCGAACCGACGGCAGGACCCGGCGGCTGTTGGTTGGGCTCGTGCGACTGCAGGCGGTTGCAAGTTCTGCCTGATGCTCGCGGACCGTGGGGCCGTGTACCGGGAGCAGACAGCGAACTTCGCCGCGCACTCGCACTGCCACTGCACGGCGTACCCGGTGTTCAAGGGCGGCGAGCACGGACCGGAAGCGAACGCGGTGCAGTACCTCGCGTCGCGTCGGAGCCGCTCACCTGCGCAGCGGGCGTACATCCGCGCGTATCTCAACGAGAACTACCCGGATGTGCACGGGTGACATGACTTCCCCTCTGGGGAGAACGCTACGGCCGCGTCCAAGGCCGGTCTGATGTCCGACGGGACAGAAACGGGAGTGCCGACATGGCAGAGAACGAAGCCCCCATCGAAGCGACGAACACCGAAGGCGTGAACGCCGAGTTGAAGACCGGCGAGACCATCATCACGCAGTCGGAGGTCGACCGCATCGTCAAGGAGCGCGTGGCGCGCGAACGGGCGAAGTACGCCGACTACGACGAGTTGAAGGCGAAGGCCGACGGCGCGAAGACGGTTGAGCAGAAGCTCGCGGACCTCGAGGGCAAGTACTCGGCTGCTGAAGCCCGAGCGATCCGCAGCGACATCGCAGCGAAGCACGGCATCAGCGCCGAGGACCGGGACCTGTTCCTGACCGGCACGGACGAAGCGACCCTCACGGCGCAGGCGGAACGCCTCGCTGCACGGGAAGCAGACCGGAAGAAGAACGGCAACGTCGCGCCCAAGGAGGGCACGACCACCACGACCGGTGGGCCGAGCAAGGATATGCGCGAATTCACGCGCACCCTGTTCGGCCAGACCGACTGACCGAAAGGAGTAGCCCAAGATGGCTACGCTGACCACCGGGCAACTCAACCTGCCCAACCAGATCCTCGACCCGTGGCTCGGGAAGGTGAGGGGCGGATCCGTCCTCGCCCAGCTGTCCCCGGCAATCCCGATGAAGTTCGGTGCCGGCCAGGCGATGACCTTCGACATCGGCGAGGCCGAGTACGTCGGTGAGGGCGCGAACAAGGGCGGCTCGACCGTCACGCCGTCCACGCAGACCGTCAAGCCGTACAAGTTCCACAAGACCGTCCGCATGACGGAAGAGGTCAAGTGGGCCGACGAGGACGACCGCGTCGAGGCCGTCGACCAGATCCTCGCGGCGATCCAGCCCGCGCTGTCCCGTGCACTGGACTTCGGCGGCATCCACGGCATCAACCCCACCGGCGGTGCCGCTGTGGCGGCCATGGACCAGCGGATCTCGTCCTCGACGAACCAGGTCGAGCGTGCTTCGACGGACAAGCCGTACGCGAACCTCGACGCGGCCGATGAACTCGTCCTCGCGAGCCGGTACGTGCCGTCGGGCTTTGCGCTCGACACCGCCCTGGCGTCCAAGTTCAGCTCTCTGCGCGGTACCCAGTCGGAGCAGAAGCTGTACCCGGACTTCCGTCTGACCACGGAGACCTCGCAGCTCGAGAACCACACGGCATCGGTGTCGAACACGGTTCAGGCGCTCGGCGTCGCCGCGACGCCGACGAACCTGCTCGGCATCGTCGGCGACTTCGGTGCGTTCCGTTGGGGCATCCAGCGTCAGATCGGGCTCGAGTTGATCGAGTACGGCGACCCGGATGGCGGCGGCGACCTGAAGCGGAACAACCAGATCGCGTTCCGCGCCGAGGTCGTCTACGGCTGGGGTATCGCGGACCTCAACGCGTTCTCCCTCATCGTCGACAAGGTCGCGTGATGCCGCGACTCAAGTCCACGGTGACCGGCGTCGTCGTCACCGTCGGTGACGACGTCGCAAAGGCACTCGACTCCGAGTGGGTCGACGCCGACGCGAAGACGACGTCGACCCGCACCAAGAAGAGCGAGTAAGGGAAGGGGGCGGTCATGGCCGTCGACATCGAGAAGATCGCGGTCGCTCTCGGCCGGGCCGCCCCCGAACCGGACTCCCTGCTCGCGCAGCAGTGGCAGATGTGGATCGACGACGCGGAACTCCTCATCGAGCTCCGCGCGCAGGAACTGCAGAAGCCGATGCCCGACGAGGCGAAGCTGGACTATGTCGTCCGGCAGGCCGTCGTCGCGCAGATCAAGAAGCCCGACGATGCCACACAGGTGACGATCTCGGTCGATGACGGGTCTTCATCGAAGACGTACCAGTCCGCGAAGGGCCGCGTCGCGATCATCGACGAATGGTGGGCGCTGCTCGGACTCGTCACGGTCAACACCGGCGCGTACTCGTTCGACATGGCGTCGCCCACCTCCCGGCATCTGCCGTGGTGCTCCGCGAACCTCGGCGCGACGTTCTGCTCGTGTGGCGCTGACCTCGCCGGCACCCCGATCTACGAGGCCGGTGCATGAGCGACCTCGGCGCGGACATCGCCGACGCACTCCCTGAACTGCGGGCTGCTGCTGAGTCGAAGATGGTCGACACCTGCATCATCGAGTCGATCGTGACCGGCGGAGACCCTGACCCGGCGACGGGGCTGCCGACAGTAGTCCGCACCGTGGTCTACAGCGGCCCGTGCGAGTTCAAGGCTGCGGACACGCAGGCGCGCAGCGTCGCGTCCGGCGGGCGGCAACTCGTCCAGCAAGGGGCCGCGTTGAAGATCCCGATCGACGCTCCCGGATCTGTGCTCGTCCGTGCCGGCCATGAGGCCACGATCACCCTCCGCGCGCACGACCCCAATGCGGCACCTATCGTCGCGGCAGTCAGCGGCGGCCACAACCAGACCTACGCGACCGCACGGCGCATCCCAGTGGAGGTGACTTCCAGTGGCTGATGAAGAATTCTTCATCGACACGCACCGCCTGGACCAGATCGCTGTCGCGCTCGGCAACGTGCCCGGCGCAACCCTGCCGAAGGTGCGGTCGGCGGTGCAGTTCAACGCGACCCTCGTGAAGCAGGAGTGGCGGAAGTCGCTGCAGGGCAACCGGTTCGCGCCTCGAGTGCCGTACGCGATCACGTACGACACGCATGAGCTGGCCGATGCTGTGACTGCTGAGATCGGTGCCGAGAAGGGCACCGGCAAACAGGGTGGTGTGGCGCTGCTCCTCGAGTACGGCGCTCCGGCGAAGAAGCTCGCTCCGCGCGGCTACGGCATGCAGGCCGTGCAGGACAACCTCGACGACCTGCGGCACGGCATCACCAGGGCGATTGCAGACGGTGCCGCGGCGGCTGGCCTATGACCGTGCAGACGGAGGACTTCGACGAGACGGTCGCCTTCCGCGATGTCATCGCTGCGATACCGCAGCTGGCAGGCAGGGTCGGCGTCGGCAAGGCACCCACCATGGCTGATGGGACGGTCATCCCGGCGGACAAGCCGTACGCCGTCATCTACGGATCCCGCACCGATGAGACCTCCGACCGCTTCGCTGCGGCCGGATGGCGTCGCAGGCCCACGTGGATCGTGCATGCAGTCGGATCGTCCGAGCTGTCGGCTGTCGCTGCCCTCGGGTGGATCGACGACAAGCTCCGGCCCGGCCCGTACCGGCGCGGCATCACGATCCCTGTCCGCGGTCGCACCACCTCACCGGTGCAGCGCATTGAGCGTCCCGGCAACGCCGAGGACGACGCCGTCAAGCCGTCTGTCTGGTCCGCGATCGCGGTCTACGGCTTCGAGTCCGACCCAGCCTGACAAGGAGAACCCCATGCGCAAGCAGCCCATCGTCGAGCAGGTCGACGTCGTCATCGGCGAGGAGGGCGAGGAACGCCTCGTCACCGTCGCGAAGACGATCGCAGACCGCTGGCCCGACATCTACCGCCGAACGGAGACCGCGAAGGGCAACAAGACCGCTGCGGCCCGCCGCGCGAAGGACGCCCGCGGCAAGGAGTCGGCACCCATCACGGACGCCGCTGACCTTCCCGCTGCGGGAGACACGACCACGGCGACCGCCGCGGCCGTCACCACTGCCGGTACGTCCGGCGTGACCACGGAAGGAGTCACGTCGTGACTCGCGATCTCATCCTGCCCCCCAGCGTCGACGTCGACAGTAACTTCGCGCTGCTCGCCGCCCCGAAGTCGACGGTCCTCACCTGGCCGCCGAAGTTCAGCGACGTGATCGCCGACACCACCGTCGACATCACCTACTCGCTGACCACGGACGGGTGGACGCACGGGAAGTCCCAGGACACCACCACCGACCCCCGTTTCTCGCTGCGCGAGATCCTCGGCGGTTTCGGCCCCGTCACGCACACCGCTTCGCTGACGTACGTCTACGGCAGCGAGGAGGACATTGCCGACCCGCTCCTGCAGGAGGAGGAGGAGTACATCCTCTTCGCCCGGTACGCGACGCCGTGGGAGCAGGAACTCGCCGCGACGGACAAGTACGACGTCTTCGACGTTCAGGCCGGCACGAAGGTCCGCAACACGGCGGCCGGCGGGAAGTTCACCAAGACCCAGGCGCTCGCGCCGCGCCGCCGGGTGCTTGAGGACCAGGTCCTCGCCGCCGCCTGACGGTGACACACGTGCGGGCGGCGGTCCATTCCGGGAGCCGCCGCCCGCACCCCTCTCATCTCTCATCCCGGATTGATCCCGGAAGGATTCACCATGGGCAACATCGCGAAGGCCCGCCAGACCTACAAGCCGCCGACAGGCACGCTCCGCATGGTCCTCGACGTCGAGCTCGCCAAGGAGCGCAACACCCTCCTGAAGCAGATCGGAGCCGCCAACGACCACGTCGACGAGCTCCGACGCGAGGCCGGCGACCGCCCCGTCACACCGAAGCTGAAGAAGGCGAACGACGAGGTCCTGCGGCTCAACGAGCAGTTGCAGGCGCTCGAGGAGCGTGAGCGGGAGCACGTGCACCTGCTCCACATGACGAAGCTGCCCGGCGTTGAGTGGAACGACATCGCGGACAAGTTCCCGCCGCGCCTCGACGTGCAGCTCGACATCGATCTCGGCTACAACCACCACGCCGTCTCCCTCGTGGCCGCGCGGGTGAACACGGTCGACGTGAAGGAGCCCCTCGCGGACGGTGAGGAGCGCGTCGAGGACGCCACCTACGTGGAGGTCGACGGCGTCGTCCACCGCGGTGAGCTGCTCGATGACGACGACTGGGACTTCATCCAGGACATCGCGTCCGGGTGGGACATTGCGAACGTCGTGAACCTGCAGCTGAACCTCAACGTGCTGCAGTCGTCGAACCGACTGGGTCGCCTGAAAAAAGGCTGACCGAGGACCCCGCCCTCCGCCGGACCGTCGAGCTCTCACGAGCGATGGGCGTGTCCGTGCGGAGGTTGCAGGGGTGGGAGCCGTCCGAGCGGACCGTGTACGAGTACGGGGCCGACGGGCGGCTTTCGTCGTCTACGACGACCCTCGAGTCCGAGTTCGGGCCGACCGACGTCGACTGGTTGGCGGCGCTCCTCGACGTCGAGCGGGAGACCGGCCCGCACGGGTTCCTCATGTCCGAGGCCACCGACCCGGACGCTGACCCTGATCTTCCCGGGTCGCATTACCGGTTCATGGCCGGCACTCCGCAGGCCTCGCCGGAGGGCGGCATCGTCTGGTCGCCCACGTACGACCTCGCCGAGCGCGCCCGCCTGCACTTCATCTCTCGGCTCCGCAAGGAGGACCCGGACCCGCACGCAGGCCTGATCGTGCCCGTTCACCGGGTGAAGGTCCAGCCGAAGAAGGACCGCGTCCGGAAGCGACGCACCGCTCCACCGCCCCCGACCGCTTGACGCCTGAGGGCAGGAAGCAGGTGCCCCATGGCGAACGATCGCAGCGTCATCCTCGAGATCGGCGCGAAGATTGGCGGGTTCGTCACCGCCATGGGGCAGGCACAGACTGCCGCGACGAACATGTCGGAACGGACAGTGCGTGGCGCTGCCGCCGCTGCCCGGGCGCTGCACCAGCAACGTGAAGCGGCTGAATCCCTCGCGAAGCCGCTCCTCGCCATTGGTGCGGTCGCGGCCATCGCTGTCGGTGGCGCGATCAAGGCGTACGCCGACTTCGACGAGAAGATGTCGTCGGTCAAGTCCCTGTCGCACGCGACCGCGGACGAGATGCGCGAGCTCAGGGAAGCCGCGCTCACCACCGGCACGGCGATCGGCTACTCGGCCACTCAGGCCGCTGAAGCGGAGATCGAGCTCGTCAAGGCGGGTACCTCCGCGGCCGACATCACCGGCGGAGCCCTGTCCGGCGCGCTGAAGCTGGCCGCGGCTGGCCAGATCGACGTCGCCGACGCGACTGAGATCGCCGCGTCGACGCTCGCCCAGTTCGGCCTCAAGGGCAAGGACGTCACGCACATCGCGGACCTCCTGTCCGCTGGTGCCGACAAGGCACTCGGTGGCGTGTCCGAGCTCGGCGAGGGCCTGAAGTACATCGGCCCGGTCGCTGCGGCCGCGCACGTGGGCCTCGAGCAGACAGTCGGCTCCCTGGCGCTGCTTGCACAGAACGGCATCATGGGCGAGCAGGCGGGCACCAGCCTCCGCGGCATGCTCCTCTCGCTCACGGCCCCGTCGAAGGTCGCCGCGAAGACGATGCAGCAGTACGGAATCGACGTCTACAACGCTCAGGGCAAGTTCATCGGGTTCAACGGCGTGGCCGAGCAGCTCAGCACGAAGCTGGGCACGCTGACGGACTCGCAGCGCGACGCAGCCCTCGGCACGATCTTCGGGAATGCGCAGATCACCGCCGCGACCGTCCTCATGAAGGGCGGCGCGAAGGAAGTCGACAAGTGGACGAAGGCGGTCAACGAGCAGGGCTTCGCTACCGAGCAGGCCGTCGGCAAGATGGACAACCTCAACGGCGATCTGACGAAGCTGAAGGCCTCCTTCCAGACCGCCGGCATCGTCACCGGTGAGGCCGCAAATGGGCCTCTCCGCGCCGCGGTGCAGGTGGTCACCGACCTGATCGACACCTACAACGACGCGCCCGGCGCGGTCCAGGGACTCGTCTTCGGAGTCGGTGCGGTCACGGCGGCCGTTGCGCTCAGTGGCGGCACGATGCTCATCGCGGTACCGAAGGTCGTCGCGTACGGGCTCGCCCTGCAGACCCTCTCGACCGCCGGCATCCCTGGTGTCTCCCGCGCCGCGACGCTCGGTCTCCGGGCAGCGAACGGCTTCGGGAGGGGTCTCGCGGCTACTGCCGGGATCCTGACGGGCCCGTTCGGCATCGCGCTCGGAGTCGGGGCTGCCGCGGTCATCGGCCTCAACGTCGCTGCCAGCTCGGGTGCCGCCTCGCAGGAAGACCTCGCGAACGCGATCATCACGACCGCGGACGCCACGAAGGTCCTCGAGAAGGCCGGGCAGCGGTCCAACTTCTCGAAGCTGATCGCGGGTGACACCGCGAAGCGGCTGCAGGACCTCAAGGGCGTAATCCGAGAGCTCAGCGCGACGGACGTCGGGATCTTCTCGGCGTTCTCCGTCAAGCAGGAGGCGAAGTCCCTGAAGGACCTCGGGTCGGCGCTGGCTGAGGTGTCATCCGCGGACGCGCCGGCCGCTGCCCGTTCGTTCAAGGACCTGGCGGAGCAGCAGGGGCTGACCCGGAAGCAGACGCTGCAGCTGATCGACCTGATGCCGGCGTACAAGGCGCAGCTCGTCAACCAGGCGTCGTCCCTCGGGATCACCGCTTCGAAGTCGAATCTGCTGAAGCTCGCCACCGGTGAGTACAAGGATGCGGCTGAGGGCGCGAAGGCTCCGACGAAGGACAACGCTGACGCACTGCAGCAGCTCGATTCCTCTGCGGAGGATGCTGCAAAGGCGATCGAGAACACGGCGAAGGCCCTCCGTGATCTGACGTCCCCGACGTTGGACGCACGGTCGGCGCAGCGTGACTTCGAGGCCGCTGTCGACGCTGTGACGGACTCCCTGAAGGAGAACGGCAAGAGCCTCGACATCGGCACCGACAAGGGCCGCAACAACCAATCAGCGCTCGACGCGATCGCGTCATCCGCTGAAGCGTCTGCGGCGGCTCTGTACACGCAGACCGGGTCGCAGGATCAGGCGACTGATGCGATGCAGCGGGGCCGCGATGAGCTGATCAAGGCGCTCGAGCAGTACGGCATCACCGGTGACGCGGCGCAGCAGTACGCGGACAAGATCATCGGCACGCCAACGGACTGGTCGACGACGTTCTCGAACAACGCACCCAGCTCGGGGCAAGCAATCGAGGACCTGAAGAACAAGATCCTGTCGATCCCGAACGGCAAGACCGTCTCCATCGTCGCGGAGACGGCTGCCGCTCAGGGACAGCTGGACGCGTTCATCATGCGGAACAACGGACGGGTCATCTCGGTCCGTCAGCAGCTGATCACGGACGCGATCAAGGCTGGGGCTTCTCCCGGCTCCGCGAAGTCCGCCTACAACCGGGCCGCCGGCGGCCCGGTGTATGGCCCAGGGTCGGGCACCTCGGATGACATCCCTGCGTGGCTGTCGAACGGTGAATGGGTGATCCGCGAACGCGCGTCATCGATGTACGGGCCGAAGATCATGCACGCCATCAACCAGGGGGCCCTGTCGAAGCGGCAACTCATGGACGCGATGGCGGGCGTGCCCCGGTACGCGTCCGGCGGGCCCGTGGCCGCTCCGGTCCGGTACGCGCCGCCTGCTCAGCAGGTCGTCGTCGTGCAGGGCGGAGGCAGCGCCGGGGCAGGGCTGACGGTGCAGCAGACCATCAACCCGCAGCCGATGCAGTCGGAGGCGGAGATCGCGCGCATGGCTGTTGACGCGTTCAACTTCCAGGCACGAAGGGGATGACGTTGGATCAGGTGACGGAAGACGTCGTCCGCATCGGCGGGCTCGAGTTCCGCGGCGGCGAAGGGTTCGAGGGGTTCTACCTCGGCTCCGACGGCATCGTCGGGTGGGACGACAGCCCGGACGTCCGGTTCGACTCGATCGACCGCGCGAACCGAGACGGTGAGTTCGAGGTGCCCGTGTACTACGGGGCCCGCGTGCTCACCGTCTCGGGGTTCTGCTACGCGAACTCGAGCGAGAAGCTCGGCTACTACCGGGACCGGCTCATGGGGCTGACGCAAGACCTGACTCGGGTGGATGTGACCCAGCATGGGGTGACGACGTTCGGGCAGGGAGCGATGGCGGCCGCATCGAAGTTCCAGGTCGACATTCCCGGACGACGGGCGGCGTACCAGTTCTCGCGGCGGTTCCCGAACCCGCTGAAGTACGGCCACGAGAACCACGAGCAGAGCGACGCGAATGGCTTCGCTGTCGTCTCGCACTACGGCAACACCGATGCGGCTTCACGGCTTGTCGTGACCGGGTCGGCCCCGAGTTGGGACGTCACCGCTCGCGGCATGACCGTAGCTGTGTCCCGTGCCCTGCAGTCCGGGCAGACGCACGTCTACGACCTCCGCACCGGAGTGCTCACGATCAACGGCTCGCAGGCCCCCGCTGGGTCGCTCACGCAGGCGGACACGTGGACGGTGCCTGCCGGTGACTCGGTCGGTTTCCGGCTCCATGTCGGCAGCGGCAACGGGACTCTCGACGTCTACACCCGCGACACCTACATCTGAGGGGAGGCCGTGCCATGTGGACCTATTGGATCTGTGCGACGACGACGGGCACGAAGCTCGCGAAGGTCGAACCGACAGGCGGGTCGTTCTCCCGTCGGATGAACGGCGTCGGTAGCGGCTCGCATGAGTTCGTCTCCTCAAGCCTCGGCCTGGGCGACACCGTCGCTGCTCGGCGGGCATCACGGCTGGACCTCACCAGGACGTGGGCGCGGACGCTCGTGCAGTGCTGGGACGACGTACCGAAGTACGCCGGCCTGATCGACGGGAAGTCCCGGAAGGGCAACTCCGTCACGATCAGCACCGTCGAGATGCGCGAGGTGTTCAAGTACCGGACCACGTTCGGCCTGAACGGGTACAGCGGGTTCGAGGACGGGAAGTTCGAGCACAAGGACCAGACGCTCGCCTCGATCGCGGGGCAGCTGCTGTGGGTGCTGATGGTCGGCAGGACGTCGAACTGGCAGCTGCCGCTGATCCTCCCGCCCCGCGGCATGGCGGGCACCCAGGACCGCTCGTACCACGACTTCAACCTCCCGGTCGTGGAGACGGAACTGACCGCGATCCAGGATGCTGAGGGTGGGCCGGACATCGACTTCGAGCCGTCGTGGGCTGAGGACGGCACCCTGCAGTGGACGTCACGCGTCGGGAACCTCTCCGGCAACACGCTCGAGTGGAACCTCGCTGCCGGTGCTCCTGCACTGACCGACTTCGGGTTCGTCGAGGACGGCAACGCGCAGGGGAACATCTTCTACGCGGTCGGGAACGGATCGGACCGGGACCTCAAGGTCGCTACGTCCACCTCCCTGCTCGCCGGCGATGATGTCGCGCTCGAGCGAATCCTGCAGTACTCGCAGGAACGCAACCGGACGGTGCTGCAGGGCAACGCTAACGAGGCGCGGAACACGTTCCAGAAGGCGACCCGGCAGTACTCGCTGAGCATGCAGGCCGACGGAACACCTGGACTGTCGAAGGTCCGGCTCGGGCAGACCGTCCGAACTTACACGCAGGACGACGACTGGCTCGCCGACGGCTGGCAGACGCATCGCGTCGTCGGCTTCTCCGGCGACCTGACCAACACGATCAAGCTGCAGTTGCAGACGCTGTGACAGGGAGGACACCATGGGACGTCTTGACGACCTGACCGCCAACCGTGCACACGAAGATCTGAAGACCCGCACCCGAAACCTCGAGTCCCGGACGCCGCTCTCCGACTCCGCGGTGTCGGGCGGCCGGACTCGCTTCATCGGCGCAAACTCGTTCCTCATCGAGGGTTCGGGTGGTGTCGACGGGACGCTGACGATCGACGGCACCGAGATCGTGAACGGCACGCTGCGGATCACCGGCACGCTGACGGTATCCGGGCCGACGACGCTCGGTGGCGACACGAAGGTGTCCGGCGCGCTGACCATCAGCGGCAACACGAGTGTCACCGGCCACTTCGACGTCACCGGCCCCGCATCGATCGACGGGGACACGGACATCACCGGTGACCTCGACATCAAGGGCGACACCACCGTCACCGGCCCCTTTCACGTCGACGGCGATGCTGACTTCGACGGCCGACTGAAGATCAACGGCGACACGACGCTCTCCGGGGACCTGAACGTGGACGACAACGGCCACATCGACGTCGGCGACATGCGCATCGGCAAGTCCGGTGGCCGCGGCAAGGTCGACTTCGGTGTCGGCGAGCTCGCCTCCGACGGGGCGAAGATCGCCATCCAGTCCGGGTCCGCACTCGCTGGCGTCGGTGGTGGCATCGCACAGCTCACCCTCGGCGGCAACGGATTCCGCATTGACAGTGGCGGCATCCGCATCGGCGATCTGCCGCTCAGCGACCAGCCCTCGAACCTCTACATCGACGGCAACAACAAGCTGTGGCGGACCACCGCAACCAGCGGCGGCGGCGTCAACGTCTGACCCAGGAAAGGAACCACGATGGCGGTCATCACAGGCACGCTCCTCGACTTCTCGCTCGACCCGCTGTCGCCGTACTCGCCGAGGCTCTACCTCGTGCCGTCCGAGCCGTCGACTGCTGGGACGCGGTTGCTGTCATCCCGCCCGTTCCCTGTTGGTGTGGACGCCGACGGTTCGTTCAGCGTCGACGTCCAACCGACCGACGACATCATGCCTCCCGCCTGGTACACGGTGCGGGTCGAGTGGTTGGACTCAGCCGGCGGGTTCGTTGGCATGGACCAGTGGGACTACAAGATCAACGTGCCCGCCGAGGGCGGCGCGATCGGCGACCTCATGGAGACGCCCGCGAACCCGTCCCGGACCTGGGTCGGCTTGGATCCACCCCCGAACGTGGCTCCGCGCACTTGGTGGCTGCAGGTCAACCCGGACGACCCGGACGACCCCCGAGCCACCGGGATCCTCTACGAGTGGCACTGAGCCCCACCGCCGCTGTTCTCTGAGCCGCCCCCTCCCCGGGGCGGCTTTCGTCGTTCCAGGAGGCCTCATGGTCAAACGCTTCAGCGTCGGCAAGTCCTCGTACGGGGACCTGCGCGGCATCGAGCAGTACGTCATGTCGGCGCGGATCGCGCTGCAGGTGCTGTCCGTCATCGTCGACTTCAACGCGTGGCAGAAGCAGCGTGGAGCAGTCGGCAGCCTGTCGGTCAACGAGGGGATGCGCTCGAGGGCGCGGCAGACGTACCTGTGGGTCAACCGCCTCATCCTCGCGGTGGTCGTCGCGATGCCGTTCACGTCTCGGCATGACGAGGTGCTGCACGGCAACGCGATCGACTTCGGCATCACGATGCCCGACGGGTCGAACCGTGCGCTCACGCCGGTCGAGTTCGCGAAGCTCCACGAGCTCGTCGAGGCGCGCGGCGGGACGCACACCGGCATCAACTTCGGCGAGCAGTGGCACCACGAGATGGCGACCCGCGCCGAACGACTGCCCCCGTACCCGAACGCCGCACAGCTCGCCGCTGGCACGGCAGCCACGCCGCCACCGGCGAAGAACACCATCCCGACGATCCGAAAGGACGACGACATGACCGCCGCAGTCAAGATCAAGGAGACCGGAGCCCGCTTCCAGGTGGGCTTTGGCACCCTCACGTACTCCAGCTCGACGAAGGACGCGGACCTCCTTCGCAAGGTGTTCTCCGCGACCGACGAACTCCACGAGCTGTCTCTCGCTGACGCGAAGGTGCTGTTCGCCCAGTGCGACATCCCCACCGCCTACACCGACGCGAAGGCGCTCCTCGCTGCGCAGCCGAACGGCCGCTGGTCGCTGCAGGCACTCGCCGTCCAGGAACTCCGAGCGTTCATCAAGAAGGGCGGGAAGTGATGGCTGACCACGAGAAGACCTCGCTGAGCGCCTAACCAGACCGCTTTGCCCGGTAGCGTGCCGCTATCACTGCACGGCACGCGCGGCACCCGCGGCCAGAGTCATGCCGCTTGAAGGTGTTCTCCGGGGTGAACTCGTGCCCATTTTTGCAGTGCGAACGCACCGGGTAGCCGTGATGGCTGATTGTCCCATGGCGCTTGGCGTCATCGCTGTTGTCCTGCGGGGTGCCGTAAGCGATATTGACGAGTCGGTTATCTGACGGGTCGCCGTTTAGGTGACGAACAAGGTAACCGTCTGGGCACGGGCCTATGAATGCTGCTGCGACAAGTCGGTGCACTTTTCGACGGTACCGCACGTTGTTGACGCTCAGGTTCACCGCGAGGTGGCCCAGATACGTCTCGCGGACCGGCCGCAACAATCGGTATTGCCCGGGGTTGTAAAAGCCTGGACGTCGCCGAACCCGACCCTGAGAGCTGACCTCGTAGTGGTCCGGAAGTTCGGGCGCCGGACGCCACTCTTCCCGTGACTCGTTCATATAACCATTTTACAGGAGATCCATTGTCTAGCAAGCATGAAAAGGTAAGCGTGGTCGTCGAACCCATTTGGTTTAGCGCGCAAAGAGTTCTCCGCACCGTCGTGCAGGTTGGCATCCCCGCGTTCCTCACCTTCGCCGGTGTCCTCCCCGTCATCATCGACGCGCTTGGTTTGCCGGTCGACGGGAAGGTGTACCTGTGGCTCGTCTCTGCGGCAGCTGTGGTGACGGCGGTTGCGGCTGGCCTGTCGAGGGTGATGGCGATCCCCACGGTGAACCGCTGGCTGACCGCGGTCGGGCTCGGCTCCGTGCCGCGCGCGATCGCGAAGGAGCAGGCGGCGGCGAAGTCGCCCGAACTGCAGCCCGCACAGTTCGAGCCGTCCACGATCGACTACCGCACCGAGCAACAGGACGAGCCGCGGCAGTGAGCGTTGTCACCGCTCGCCGGAGCACGAAACAGACGCCGGGCACCGCCCGAGAAGGGGGCCCCTGATGGATCGTCGGCCTCGGAAGAGTGAACAATCGGCACCGCCGCCCGGCCCGACGCTCATCGTGAAGTACGCGCTCATCGCCGGGTACGGAGCTGCATCGGGTCTCGTCGGGGTCACCACTCTCGACGTGACTGTTGGATTCACTTGGTCGCTGGCATGGCCGATCCTGGTCATGCTGTCAGCGATCGCGTCGGGCGTCGGTGTCATCGTCTCGATGCGTGGTGGCCGTCACACGACGGAGATCATCGCAACGATGACGCTCGTGATCCTGCTCTCGTCCTACAGCGTCGCGATCATCGTCCGGACCTTCAACGACGGGCATGTAGAGCGGCTACCGGTCGCGCTCCTTCCCATCATCATCTCGGTGGCTCCGTACTCGAGGCTCCTCGGAGTGGTTCAAAGGGGGAGCGCACGGTGAGCGATGCCGCGATCACAGCGCTCTGCGGACTCGGCGTCGCGTTCATCGGCGTGGTCGGGCTCCTCATCCGCAGGAAGAAGCCGCACCCGCGCCGTGAGGACGTCGGCTACGACGGGCTGTGGGACCGCATCGACGCGCAGGACGTGAAGATCGAGGCCCTCGGCCGGAAGATCGACGGCGTCACAGGCGAGCGGGACCGGCTGCGGACCGCGTACCGGATCCTGTCGGACGCGTACGACGCTCTCGCCGCGGCCCTGTCCCGGACAATGCCGGCTCCCGTGTTCACCCGCGGAGAGCAAGACGCTATCGACCGGGCGAAGGTCCTCCGCGACGACGACTCCATGTGGCCCACAGAGCAACGACTCAGCACTGAGTAACGACAACACCCCGCCTCGGGCGGACTGAGCAGCCCCACCGGGGCGGAGTGGAGCACACACATGGTGTGGGTGAAGAAGGCAGACCTCAAGTCCGGACGTATCGGACCACGAGGCCCGGTGGGGCCTCAGGGACTTCCGGGCCCTGGCGGTGCTACGGGGGACGAGTCGACTGCGGCGTATGTGGCCGGCCCAAGCAAGACGCGGACGGCACTGGGTGATTTCCTCGACGCGGAACCGAGGATCCCCGACGAGAGCACGGTCCCGAGCTTTCTCGAGCAGTGGCAGGACGGCAACGGGCGGATGCCGCTCGGCATCAAGACCGACGGCACTGTTCAGACCCCGCTGCACGACTCAACCCGACGCACGGTCGGGCCTGACGGGACGAAAGCCACGGACTACGTCACCACGGGTTGGGTGGCTGGCCCGGACGGGACACCTCTCGCCAGCGCGAGCACTGACGGCACGAAGGTCGCGGACGACGCACTCGGCACCGACGGACGCACGCCGGGGTTCGTCCTCGACGGGTACGCACGTCGGTTCGACAAGTCGATCTTCGCCCTCGCCGCGGGGCTGACGCCACCCGTACCCGCCGGGCTCGGCGCGATGCGAGGACGAGACGGGTCGGTGCGGTTCGCCACGTCCCGCACCGACACGATCGTCTGCCTCGGTGACTCGATCACGTTCGGATACGGCGACGACCTGAGCCTCGGCGGCTGGCCGGGCCGCGTCGGGGCAACGACAGGGAAGACGATGGTCAACCTGGGGACCAGTGGATGGACGTCCACGGAGAAGGGCATCCATTGGGGCGCGATCGTGCCACTGCTCACCCTCGCAGGGAACCAACTCGCCGTGTCCGGATCGACGGCTGTGACCGCGGTGACGCCGTCGACGACGTACCGGCAGGGCGCATCTGGGGTAACGACGAGCTGGCACGGCACGCTGCTCGGGATCCCGTGCACGCTGGCGCACGACACGACGAAGTCGCAGACGGCTGGGTGGACGATCACGCCCGACGCCGCGCTGCCGCAGACGCTCACGGTCCCAGCCGGCGCGCCGTTCATCCCCGACGTTCCTACCTTGGGTGGCTCACCGGTCCCGTCGGACGCGATCCTGATCACCGCACTCGGGGTCAACGATTTCCCGGTTGGCAGCGGAGCCGTCGTGAACAGTTACCTCGACACGGCGCGTGATGCAGTGGCGTCGCTGTCCAGGCTCACCCCGACGAACCCGAAGTACCTCGTCGTGTCGATCATCAACACCACCACGCAGACGCGGGGCACAGTCGGGTACCAGCAGGTCTCGCAGGCGAACGACGAGCTTCGCCGCCTGTTCGGCTCTCAATTCGCTGACGTGCGCGGCTACATGATCGCGAACGCCATCAGCTACCTGACGGCTCAGGGCGTCACGCCGACCGCTGCGGACACGGCTGCGGTCGCCGGTGACACGGTGCCGCCGTCGCTGCGCACTGACTCCACCCACCCGAACGGCCTCGGCTACAACCTGTACGCGCAGGCCGTTCAGTCATTCCTCACCGAGAAGGGCTGGTAACCATGCCAGGCACCTACGTCCACCAACTGCCGGGGAAGTTCACCGGACCGAACGCCAGCACGCTGCCGTCGTTCTCCCCGCCGGACCCGTTCAACCTCGGCACCTGGGCGGCGGCGTACTGGGCCAGCGACCCGGCACAGGCGTTCCCTGCAACGGGGCAGCCGATGACGAACCTGCGCGACGGGTCAGGGAACGGCAACGCGCTCGCACCGCTCGGCTCGCTAGGCCTGCCGAAGTACCTGTCGTCCGACGCGAGCATGAACGGTCGCCCAGCCCTCAGTTTCGACGGGACCCAAGTGCTCTACAAGGCGCTGACGGCTGGCGTGAACTGGCCGTGGAGCTGGGTAGCGATCACCCGTGCAACTGCCCTCCCGACGTCCGGTTACCAGCTGTTCGCGGGCGAGACCGCGGCGAACAGCGGTCAGGGCGCGGGCCTCACCGCACCCACCGGTGGTAACCCGAACGCGGGCTACGTCATCAACCCGAACCCGGCGCTGACTGGCGGAACCGCAGACCTCAACTCGCACCTCATTGCGGCAGTGGCAGCGAGTGGAACAAGCAAGATCCAGGTCGACGGTTCCACCGTCGCATCCGGATCGGCAGGTACGACGGCCGTGAACCAGATCGCTCTCGGCGCGGGCATCATCGCTGGGACACCGTCGCTCGGCAACGGGTGGCGCGGCACGATCGGCTTCCTCGGCCTCTACCTCGGTGATGTCACCGCGCAGCCGTGGTGGCCGTCCTTCAAGTCGTGGGCCGCTGGCTACTACGGGCTGTCGGTCAGCTGACCTACTGGCTGATCTTTCGGAGGCTCTCTTCGAGCTTCTCCGCGAGGTAGGCGTGTCCGGCCGTGCTTGGGTGGAACTGCTTCGTCGGGTCGATCATCTCCTTGATGTTGCCGACGGTGATCCAGTTCTGGGCGATCGGGGAGATGTAGTGCACCTCCTCGCGTGCCGCGGCGAGGTGGAGGGCCCTGTCGATCTTCTGCATGCCGCCAGAGACGGGGAGCTGAGGTGCTGCGGGGCCAAAGAGAACGATCTGAGCGTTCGGGAACTTGGTCTTCGCCGCTTCGACTGTGTCCGCGACGGCGACCGAGGTTTCCTCGGTCGTCGGCGCTGCGTCATTCACGCTGCCCTGCAGGATGATCAAGGTTGGGTCCAGGTCGGCGGGAAGCTGCTCGATGCGGGTCTGGTACGTTCCCTCGTTGTTCGGCCCAGCGCTGGTGTAGCCCGACCCAGAGATCCCGCTGATCGTGGCGTCGAGCTGAAGGTCCCTTGCCGCCATGTAGGCGAGTCCATGCTCCTGTGTGTCGGCACCGTATCCGACGGTCCACGAGTCGCCCAGGATCACAGTCCGGGTTCCGGCTGCAGAAGTGATGGCGGGGAGCGCTGCACGACTCGGGCTGGAGCTGAAGGTAGGAACGGGTCCTGCCGTCGCTCCGGCTGCGGGGCGGGACGCGTTCACGTGCTGCATCGCGAGGATGACGAGCATGATCGCCATGATCGCGACCAGCGCGACGACGATCACCTTGTACGACCGCGCGAACCAGCCGATGAATCCGTTCCCCATGCCGCTGATCCTAAGGGACCCTCACGACGTGCCCCGCCCCCTCTTCGGAGGGAGGCGGGGCGCTTTCGTCGTTCACCGGCGCGGCTTCAGCTGCCGGACAGTCACCCGGTCACGCTCGAGCCACACCCGGTGGGCGAACCCCATGTGCACGAACTGGACGTAGACCCGATCGCCGGCGTCCGCGTCGACGAACCCCGGGACCCGCTGCCAACCCGTGCGGGTGAACTCGACACGCACCCACACGGGCGTGTGGTCGACCAACTCAGACCACTCGACACCGTCGATGCCGATCGGTTGATCCTCGGGCGGGTCCGGGTGCTCGGGTGGGGACCACTGGTACTGCGGCATGCGGTGATGATGCCGCGGGCCGCCGACATCAGCCGAGACTATCGAGGGTCGAGCGCGTCTCTTCCTTGTCAGTCACACGGACAGTGCACCGGAAACCGCTCTGTGTCGTCGCGCCGAGGCTGTTCTCCGAGTCGACCGAGCCAGTGACGGTGAATGGTCCAGTGCCGGAAGCCGAAGTGTCGAACACGGCTGTGCTTGGCGACTTAAGGTGGCTCTTCACTTGGTCCTGGCAGGCGATCTTCGCATCGACCAGCTTGTCGCTCAGCGACGGTCCGTCGTTGGGCCCGATGTTGCTGATGATCGCAACTGTGGCGAATATGAGCCCCAGGACGACCCATGCCAGGCACCCGTATCGTCGACGCCAACGCCACCGTGGTCGCGCTGGTTCTTCAACCCCGGAGTTGAGGAGAGGTTCGCTCATGTCCCTCATCCTGCCCGCCGCCCTGCGCCCCGTACAGCCCCTCGTATGGCCGGTCAGGCTTCGTGCACGTGCTGCGCCTGCCAACCCTCGGGCACGGAGGCGTGGAACGCTGCGAGCGCCGCGGGGTACGACGGCCCCGTGGCCTCGTGCGGCTGTGTTGCCCTCGAGCGCGCGGTCGCGCGGACGGTGGACTCCCCGGTGGCCTTGCTCGCGACGGTGATGACCTGCAGCAGCTCGAACCCGTCGAGGTCGAGGGCTGCAGTGGCCGCCTCACGGGCTTCCCCGATCGTGCCGCCCTCGGCCTCAGATTCACGTCTCTCGGTCGAGCGGATGGTGCCTCGCAGAGTCGTCACCAAACCAGTATCCCGCCCCGTCAGAGTGTCAGCGGCCAGAGAGACGATGGCCGCATGATCGACAGTGAGAGGGCCGTCCTCGCGTTCGAGGAGCAGCATCCCCGGAACGACCGCGTAAAGGAAGCCGCGATCCGGACGGAGCTCGACATGTCGTGGGTGCGGTACCGGCAGCTGCTCGGCCGCTTGGTCGCCCGGCCGGACGTGCTCGAGGAGTACGCCGTGGTCGCGCACCGGGTGCAGCGGGCCACAGAACGCGGAGCAGCGAGCAGGGCGGCGCGGACGTTCGTCTAG